GATTTGAAGAGAGCAGAAGGTGAGGGAGGAATTCTTCAAGGAGATAATGCAATCAATACGGAGGATATTGGATTCTAATGGCTTATTTTACAAACTTTCCAAAAATATCACTTCCATCTTTTTCTGATAACAGGAATTCATCGCTTGATTTTGTCAATTCAACAAATTTGTTCAAAAGAGGTAAAATAAGAAAAGAAATTATAGGTAGTGTATCTGCATTTGAAAGATTCTCCATAAATGGTGATGATAGACCTGATAATGTGGCATTTAGGATATATGGAGACTCCACACTAGATTGGGTAGTTCTAATAAGCAACAATATACTAAATGTAAGAGATGAGTGGCCAATGAATCAATATGACTTCAAAAGGTATATTGATAATAAGTACTCAACATCAATACTCACACAAATTCATCATTATGAATCAAAAGAGGTAAGAAACTCAAATGGAATCCTATTACAACAATCTGGAATATGGGTTGATGGAGATCACTCCTTTTCTTGGTCTGAAGGTGGTAAAAAGTACACTCAGACTGGAACTACATCAGTATCAAATTTACAGTTTGAAGAAGATAGAAATAATAAAAAAAGATCAATAAATGTAGTAAGAAGTAGATATCTTGAAGTTATAAAAGAAGATATGAGGGAATTACTCACATATACTGATAGTAGTCAATATGTCAACAGAAAACTGAAAAAAGGATCTAATCTAAGAATTTTGTCTCCTCGATAGATGTGGGTTGTCCTTACTATGAGGAACATCCCAAACTAGCGTATATCTATCTACATCACTCACATTCATCGCTGCATGTGGTATCTTATTATTGAACCAAAAGAAAGTACCTGGTGCGACATAGAATTGTTGGTTACCAACTTGATATAAGTATATGCCTTGTAGTGATAAGTGATATCTATCTTTGTTTTGGTAATATAACCCCTTGTCTATATGCTTTGAGACAGAACCACCAGGTTTGAGACGGAAGAAAGCTGCTCGACCTGTTTCCTTTATATTATATTTTTCCCAAAATTTGTGCACATTTTTATACTTATCGTATAATGGTGTTTTTCCTTGTCCCATCGCATCATGCGGATCTTCACCTTTTTTGACTTGTGCCCAAACTAATGGTAAAAATCCATATGGGTTCTTATCGCCACCTATACCTCTTTGCGTAGATACCCAATCCCAGTCCTCTACGTCCATTTCATCTAAAAATGGTTTTACGTCAATATTCTCTTCTATGATAATAATATTATCCATGTAAAAACCTTAAGAAGCAAAAAATTGCCTGAGTTTTTTTTGCCCGTTTTTGTAAATGAAAAGTCGATTTTGGTTCAGGCATGAATTAATATATGAAAAGCAACAGACACTCTCTCCTTGTTCGACCTGTTGATGTCAACGTAGTGTGTTAGATTACTGTTGAAAAATACACCTTGGTTTGCTTTTGGTTTCAATTGAAGAGCATTGTAGTCTGTCTTAGGAACAGTTGATGTATTGAGGTATCTATTAGTAAATGGACTCATGACAATTAAATCACCACTATTCAGTGGTGCTTTCAACCAATACACTCCACTGATCTGACCGTAAGTATGATGATGCATGCTATTCGATGCACCTTTAGGGTTTATGTTAGCAAATAGATGGACACACTCTAATCCTCTTGGTCTATCTATCTGATGCTCTGCCAAATACTCAAAGCATTTATTGACAATCAAATCTTTTAGCGGTCTAAACTGTGGCATCTTATGCAACCCAGTCTTCTGCCATCCATTTATGTTAGAGTATCCGTCTGACTCAGGATCATTATCATATAACTTTTTTATCTCATTAAAAGAAGAATCTAGGACGGTGAGTTTACCATCCCAGATTCCAATAAGTTCCTTGAAGGACTTTATTTCCACTTACTCTTCAGCTAATTTCTGAAAGTAACTTAGTGCATCATCATCTTCGTTGACTGATGCTGGTGCAGATGCAATAACAGGTTCTTTTGCTGTTACTATCTCTACCTCTTCGTCAGCAACTTCTGGTGCTACGGGTGTTCTCTTGTTGTTTAGAACTGCATTCAATCTGGTTTCTAAATCTTGATATGATTTGAACTCAGATGGATTAGTAAATTCTTTTACAGAATACTCCTTCTTCCATAATGCTTCAAGTGCTTCGTCATCATCAAGTAATGCAGATGGTGCAGAGAATTCAGAACTATCATAGTTTCTGTATCCTGCTACATTCTTTGCTTTCAACTTGAAGTTAGCACCTTGCCAGAAATCGAATGGATCGATTGCTTCTTCATCCTCAAACTCAGGTTGCATTGCTGCTGTGATCTTATCAAAGATCTTCTTACCAAATTTGTATAAGAATGTTTGACCTTCGTTGTGTGGATTAGTAGGATCTTTTACAACATAGATGTTTGCAATGTAAGTAAGTTTTCTCTTCTGCTTACGTGCAAGGTCTTTGTCTGCATCGTTGCCACTGTTCCAAAGAAGTCTATTGTACTCTGATACTGGATCTTTACCACCAAGAGTAGTAAGACTGTTCTCTATGTACCAACCACCTGGTCCTTGGAAAGCATGTGACCATACTTTTGCCCATGGTAGTTCTTCTCCGTCAGGTGCAGGTAAGAACCTGATCACTGCGTAACCGTTTCCTGCTTTGTCTACTTCTAATTTCCATAGACGGTCATCTGTATTAGATGAACCAGTCGTGTTCATTTTCTCTATCTCTTTGGTCAACTTAGAAGTAAGATTTCCCAAGCGAGATTGTTTTTTTAGATTTGCAAATGTCATAAATTTGACTCGTAGTATTCGTCGTATTGAATGGATTGGTGGATTAACACCTTGCATACGCAAGTATAGTATAGTATACTATTTAGGTGATGTCAAGTAGAGAAATATCAGTCCCGGTATGATAATAAAGAACTGTGGAAGGAAGTTCAGAACCAAGGCACGTTCCCCTGTTTTCCTACCAACATAGACCCATCCAGCAGCACCAAACATTTGTAAGATACTGTTCCATGGAGTCCAACCCATCACATGAAATATCATAGCAATCGGTATGATTGTGGCACTACACCATTTTATTATATCAACTCTATGTTTTGTCAACTCTTCTAAACCACTCTTTCAATGAAGTCTGATATCCTTTGCCTACTGGTGGTTCTTTAATTCCTCTAATCTTTTTCCACTTATTATGCAAGGCACCTAACAACCACGCTTGAGAAAGACTATGAGGTCCATTCTCTAACAGTTCAAGATGATGTTTGTCATTGCAAAAGTTTTCAGCGTAGTCCTTTCTCCAGTCTGTTATTTTTTCTTTCATAGTTTTTGTGGTGACTGAAAGTGGTGAGAATACATATCATCTATGTCTGCTAAGTCTATCGGAGAATTAAAAGGTGACTCACTACTGATACCTGCATTGTGCAAGCACTCTTGCAGCATCATGTCTGCTACTTCATCATCATTCATTGTTTTAACTGTGACTGCATCTTATCTAGGGTATCTTTCATGTTCTTAAATATTGTAGTCATATCTGTGGTTCCAAACCCTAACATCTCAGTCTGATCTTTCAACTTATTTTTCATCGTGATCGCTTCTGGATCATCAGATAAACTTATCCTAGTCCACATGATCTGCTGCTTCTCTAATAGTTCTTTCAATGTCTCAATGTGTTCCCACTTTGCATCGGGACTCATGTAGGGAAACTTCAGTATGACTGAGTAAAGATCTTTCTGTAAATCATAGATGTTTTTCATCTCTTCTTTTACATTATCGTTCTCAAAAAAATCTGACATCTTTGTGTTACTTCTTCTAATATTTTATATAGTTTTTAGTCACATGTCAATAGCCAACTTCTATATTTTCTACGATCTATCTTCATGAATGGTAGGTACTTTCTAACCTTCTTACCAACTGATCTCCATACTGGGTCGTCTAGTTTCTTATCAAAGTCATCACAGAAAGAAAACAATCTCTCGTAGATACACATGTTCTCTACACTAAATCTACCAGCAAGATGTTCTTTGA